ACCTCTATCATTCTTAAAGGGACTTCGAGCGAAGCCTTTTATGATTAGTAAGTCAACCCCAGTGGCTCTTGGACAAGGTGGTGTGAGAGTGTTAAGCACCTCTCCTCTAGCGATTCTGCTATCAGCGCGAGTATGGAAGTCTTCATACGCCGTAGCCCTCTACCCACTCTTAGAGGCTTGGTGTAAGATGACCGGTAATATTTGGGTCCTTAACAGAATAGATCAGTGGGCCGAAGGGCCTGCGGATCCGCGGGATAAGCGACTGACTCTGACCAAACGAGGTGAAGTCATCTCGGGCGGTCAGGATCTCATGGAATGTCTTCCAGAGGTCGGTCGTAAGTTCTCCGTTGGAGTCAACTTTGTCTTAGGGAAACTAGGATTTAAAACGGAAGCGGCAGGGAAAGTTAGAGTTTTTGCTATGGTTGACTGCTTTACGCAGTGGGTATTGGACCCACTCCATAAGGCCGTCTTCCAAACGCTGGGAGAAATCCCACAGGATGGTACCTTTGATCAAGTTAAACCGCTTGATCATTTGGTGAGTAGACAGTCTAAGCTTCGGGAAGACCGCAAGGCTCCTGGTTCTTTCATACCTCGGGTGACAAAACGTCTCCCGGGTGATGTTAAGAATTCCAAGACTTGGGCTCTTTACTCTTTCGATCTGTCATCCGCGACGGATCGATTACCATTAGTGTTCCAGAAGGTCCTCCTCTCTCCTATTCTTGGAGCTTGGGGGGCCGAGGTGTGGGGCTGCTTACTGGTTGCTCGGGAGTATATGATACCGAAGCGGTCTGATCTTGGGATCAAACCGACTAAGGTAATGTATACGACCGGTCAGCCGATGGGAGCTCTGTCCTCTTGGGCACTGTTGGCATTAATTCACCATTGCATAGTGCAGTGGTCGTGGTATCGCGTACTACGGAAACGAGGTTTAGGGGCATTCACATGGTACGAGGATTACGCCGTCCTTGGAGATGACGTCGTAATTCTCGGAACCGATGTAGCAAGGGAGTATGTAGGAATAATGCAATCCTTAGGGGTTGCTATATCCTTACATAAGTCCTTGATATCGCCGCGTGGAAAGGGGTTCGAATTTGCAAAACGTACATACCTAGATGGTGTGGATGTTAGTGCTGTGTCTCTTCTTGAGTGCTTGACGGCTCGGGCGCACTTGCCCAACCTTCTTGAACTCGTGAAGAAATACAAACTAAGCCTCGGGAAGTATTTGACTTTCTTAGGTTATGGTTATCGAGCGAAGGGTAGCGCAAATGCGCGCCTTGTAACTCTTTCTAAGCGGCTGAGAAACTATATCGCAGCATTCACGTCTCCGCATATGCCTGCGCACCCCGGACTGCAGAACTGGTTAGCCCTACGATCGTGGGGCAGCTGGTATGCACAAGGGGAGGCGAAGGTGGCTGCGCTGATTAAGATGTTCTTGGAACAAGAGAAGAAAGCAATTCTCGAAGTTCTGGACCGTCTCCAACCTTTGATAGCCGAGGCTAAGAGGTTAGGGACTGTACATCGAGATCGGGAGCATTATGGTACTGTATCAAGGGGGGCGGACCGGGTTATTATCCACGCGGGAGTTTCTACGGATGTTTCGCAACATATCGTGGACTCTCTCAACGAGACAGTATACCGGGAAGCCTTCTTAGATGTGGTATGTGATGCCAGAGATTTGAGAGCCGTGGCGGAAGAATTAGAGTCTGGTGAAACCCCAGATATCGAACTTCTTTGGGATCGAGTAACCAAATTGGAGAAAGATCTCGGTGCATTACCGCTTCCTCGGTCTCTGTTTATCTCGTCCGGAGTGAAAGCTTCAGATGTGGTAGGTAGCGACTTAAAGAGGTGGAATATGTACTCGCGAGTGTTCCGTTCCACAAAAGGTTAGCGATAAGCTAACACGTCGGGCCCGAAGCACGTTTGCGAGGTGGGGGAGCAGAGTAGGGAGTACCGGAGTTCAACGTCCTGCCAAAAGCGGGGCGCGCCAACCGGTTTAGGGATTAAAGCCCGACCTTACGTGCAAAGCTCTCCTGACCTTCCCTGCTTGAACGAATAATTCAACCAGTGGCTTATGTGAAAGCCGATGAAAGCGCGTACGGAGGGAGTTGCGTTGGATTCGGGGGAAGCATAAGTTGTTATTTTGGAGACTGGGACGTTAGGTGATGTCGAGGCGGTTTAAAGACTGATTAGTCGACCCGGCTAGCGGAGTAAGGTGGTCAGGCAGGACCAGAGTAATGTTTCTCTGTTCTTTATGCCTCAGCGTGTGTGGCATGGTTAGAATCCCAGGGTAACCTAGGAGACCGACCTTCACACCGACGGACTTGACTTAAAATATAACACAGAGCCTCGACCCTATTAATACGGGAAGAGGGGACTCTGTCGAACATTATTGAACCTGCATCTGAG